GACGTACTTGAATTTGCGTTACGACTGCCATTATGCAGACCCCCCGTTAATTGTCTGAGTTGCAGTAGTTGAAGCCCTACCGCCCATATAAGGCGCAACCGAATCGGACATTCCGCCATCAATATTAGCAACCGTTGAAGAAGATCCAACCGCTACCCACGATGAGCCATTGTAAACCATTAGTCCCGTAGAAGTATTGTAGTAAATATCTCCGGATCGTAAAGTCGGCAAAGTAGGTGCGCTCGCCAACGACATTACGTTTAAAGGTACTAAGGCTAATTGACTCATTAACTAATGTCCCCCACCACAAGCCAGTTATCCGTGCTTGTTTGGATGAGTGTAGCCGTCGAATATTGAGCGCGCAAGGTTGGCGTAGCCGCCGTCGCACCCGTTGAAACGATTGTTACAGGGTTAGGAGTTGAAGCCCCTGCAAATGAAACCGCCCCTGATCCATATCGCGCTACGGTCACGGTAGTACCTACAGGCAAGGCTTGGGTTGCGTTAGACGCGATTGTAATAACCGACGCGGAAGAAGAAGTAACTGTAATTAATTTTTGCGCGTCCGTCGCATTAACGGTATATGAACCCGTTTGCGCGTTAATTGTAATATTTGGATTATATGTAGAAGCCGTTGATTGCGTAGATCCATCCGAAAAAGTAATAGTTCCGCTAGGCGCAACCGCAAAAACCTGCGCACCGCTCGCGTTATTAACCCTAATTGCTTTTGCTGTCTGAGAAGTAATTGTGTTTACGGTTAGCGAATTAGCAAGGGTATTAGAAGCCGTTGTAACGGTATCGGCAAAAGAAGCCACCGTACGAAGATCCGTAATATTTCCGGAATTAATAACTGTTGCGCCAGCCGCTACTGCTACCTGCGCCAAAATTAACGAGTTATTAGGAGCAGAAGGCGCAACCGGAGTAGCCGCCGGAGTTCCCGTGACAACTTGAAATAAAACTTGATTATTAGCCGTACCGCCATAAAACGCGTCTTGAACCGTTACTACCACTAAATCAATACGTGGGTTAGTCGGGTTAGAAGTCGAAATTGAAACTGTTGTTGAAGCGTCGTTATACGCAATATAAAAACCCTGAGTTGAAGTCTGAGATCCCGCAATTAACGCCCCGCCAGCCGCAATTTGCACACCCATTCCCGGCGTAGCAAGCGGAGTAACAAGCATATTTCCGTAATCAGTAATACCCGCAGAATTCCACAAAGTTGAAGTCGCTGTAAGGCGATCGTTTTCCGCCGTGTGAGATCCATTTTGCAACCATGAAGGTGGGGTACGTAATGCCATTTTTTAACTCCTAGATATATGCGTTGCGCCATGCTACGACACAAGAAGTTCCCGTGCCGGTTGATCCCGCGTCAGCGGTAAAAGTATAGAACGAAGTCCCCGGTGGTGCGTTAAACCATGAAGAAGAATTATCCAATAACGCACGTCGATTAACACCGTTAATGGTTACGGTACGAAGATTGGTATCAATTACTAACGTATCCGAAATAACTAGGTTGTAGTTAATCTTCAAGAATTGACCTGTAGTAATGTCCTGAACGGTCGGTACGTTTGCAGGTCCCGTGATTGTGATTAGCGGGTAAGCCGTAGCGTACCCATTATTGGTAATGAGGTTATTACCCTGAGATCCGCTACCGTAAACCAAGTTATAAACGCGGTTATAAGTTCTACCTTGAATAGTTGTACCGTTATAAAGATCTGTTGATTTAAGCGTATCGTCAAAATAAAGCGGTGACGGGCAAAAGAATTCAATATTAACCAAAGCCTTGCCATACGTGTAATCCGGATTAATAGGTGCAGATCTACGGCGTACGCGCGCGTCCACTCGCTGTAAAGATCGTCCCGGTATCTGAAATTGCAAAACCCCTGTGCCTTGTTGCTGGGGAATTATGTTGGCGTAAAAGTCCTGCAAAGCCGCTTGAAGTGATCCATAAGATCCGGTCAATACTTGAATCTGCATAATGATAGATCTACCGGACAAGAAATCGCGTCCCGTAAACATTCCATCTTGGTATCCGCGATTATCATCTTGGTTACGAATTGCAGGTAACGCGTCTAATCCATCCACGTTAAGGATCTGAAACGCTGAATTACCCCCGCCAAATACAAATCCGTTAAATGCAAAAGAATATGAATTTAATGAAGTTACCGTAGCCATTATAGTCCTGCCATCATTTTAGGATTAGCCTTAATTTTATTAATAAGTCCTTGTTGCGTATAAATTGAAGAATAATTTGCGTCGGAAGAATTAACAATAGTCCAAGCAACTTCCTGAGCAATTTGTTGTGGATTAGCATTGGTTGTCGCATTAACCGTAATTTGAGGTCCAACTTGCGTGCCGGATGGGGTTGGGTATTGAGTGCTTGGCGTAAAGTTTGGCACAGCACTTCCCAATACGTTTCCGCCATAATCAAGCGTAGGCGTTGAACTAATAGTTCCGATCTGACTAATAGCCGTAGTTGCCGCTTTTACCGCGTTAGCAATATTGGTAGCCATAGACTCGACTAACGCCGTAATAGAATCCGTTAATTTTTTAATAGGATCAATGTTCATAGATCCAAAGTTTTTAATAAATTTATCCATAACATTTATAGCGTCTTGGTTCATGGTAATACTAAGCGCATTAACGCCGGTTTTACTAATATTGGTAATATCGTTGAACATTTTGCTCATACTTGATTGAGCCATAGGCGCAGAATCTAAGATTGCTTTACCTAACTGCACACCCAATACAGGTCCCGCGCTGATAACTTGATTAATAAATTCCTGACTAAATCCAGCCGCCGATAAGTTACCCGCAGTAACAGATAATGAAACCGCGTTATCGTAACTATTTTTAAGGGCTGTCTGCAATTCATCAACCGTTGCCAAAAATGGATTCTGTTTAGATCCGAGAGCAATAGCAAGATCGTCCTGCGCTTTATTAACCGCGTCGATTTGTGCTTGAAATACCGGCATTGTTGCATTAGTTACTACGCCCGCGTATGCCTGAGACGAAACGTTAGATTTAAATTTATTCTGCTCATCAAGCAACGCTTTTTGCGCGTCAGCCAAATTCTTTTTAGCCGTTGAGATATTACCCGCAATACCGCCCAAATCGATTTGCGTAGCATTTTGAAACGCTGATCGCATGGCTGAAACGCGATTAATTACTTCATCCGCGTATGCCTTTTGCGCGCTCATAATGTCTTGTAACGCGTTATCCGCCGTTGTTGCAGAATCAATAGCCGTTTGCTTTGCAATATCTACTGCATTTTTAAGAGCCTGAGTACGCGCGGTACCCGCGTCTGTAACGTCATTCATTGACGCGACATAAGCCTTCTCAGCAATTACGGCAGTTCGAGTTTTAGCAATAAGATCCGTTTGCGCTTTTGAATATTCTACCGACGCGTCTTTTGCGCTATTAAGAGCCTTTGTTAATGGATCTATCGCAAGATCTGACACCGATTTAGCCACGCTAAGTTTAGATAAATCTTGTAGGTTTGTTAAAATCTTTTTAACTGATACTTGAATATCTTTAGCCGCTTGATTCCAGTCGGAAGCAAGAGTTGGTTTAGTTCCACTACTTTTTGATGTTCCAAAATCAATAGGTTTATTACCTACCGCTTTCATAATATCCGCAACTATTTTTGCGTAATCGCCCGCAGTATCTTTGCTAGATTGAAATCCTTTACCAACCTTATCAATTTGGTTATTAATAATTGTTAAAGCACCCGCAACTGCCGCAGTTGAAGCAGCAATAGCCGCAAGTCCAACACCCGTTAATCCTTCCAAAAATGCCGTAGCCGCTCCTGCGCTTAATGCCGCTACTTTTACACCGTAATAAACTTCTTGAACGGTTTTCCATACTTTTACAAAAGCAACAATTCCGGTAATGATTTTAGATCCAACAAATAAAAGCAATAGCACGTCAATTAATTTTTTAGTTCCTTCAATATTTGAAGTAAATGCTTTACTAATAGAATTTAACGCTGGTACTACGAACGCCGTAATTAATCCCGCGATCATTACCAATACAGGGGCTAACGCATTACCTAACGTAGCCATAGCCGCTTCGCTTTTAGCCTTCATTACTTCCAACGATCCGGAAGCCGTTTTAGCAAGAGCCTCAGCCGCACCCTTAGTATTTTCGGCAACTTTTTTCATGCCGTTGGCAAATTTTTCAGCATTAGTCGCACCATCATTGAACGTAACGCCAACCTGCTTAAACGCCCTAGATTGACCCTGAGCCGCTTTTACCGTAGCGGTAGCCGCTTCCGTTAAAGTCATGTGAGTTTTAGCCGCAAAATCCGCAACCGTTCCCATCAAGCGCATGGCTTCGGTTGGAGATCTTAAACCGGTAACAAGGTTTGAATAAGCCTGAGCCGTATCACTTGCAGTAAAAGTTAAATTAGTAAACGTTGTTTCTAATCGTTCCACAAACGGCATTAATTGCTGAGCGTTATAGCCCATTTGCGTAAACGTATTGGCTACCTGCGCGTTAGCAATTTCCATCTGTTTTGAAAAGTGTTCAGCCGCAAAAGCAAGCCCAACAAATCCGCTAAGCATTAAGCCGGATACTTTTCCAACCGTTGATGAAACCGCAGTAAATTTCTGCATAGCAGTCTGCGATTTAATTACGCTTACGTTAAGTTTTTCTAATTCTTTTTCAAGGTTGGCGATCCCAAGCGTCGCGCCTTTAGTGTCGGCAGTTACTTTAAATAGGAGTTCTTTAAAAAAAGATCCTTCCATTTAAGCACTCCCTTCTAACTTTGTGCCAAGCCAAACCTGCTTAAAAATGGTGTCAAAAGCACCCATTTTCCGTAAGCCATCTACTGCTGGCTGGAAGTAAGGATAGCCTACGCCCGCTTCAAATGATTCACCGTCGGATCTAACTTTCCATCTTGTTGATCCAAATTCTACAGATCTTGCATATTCGATTGTGGGTCCAACGACTACTTCATAGCCTTCAAATCCTACATTTTCGCCCATCATACGAATTGAGTTACGCAACTTATTTGTAGCGCGGTTAGGTCCCGGTCCCGTTCCCGGTATATGGGGTTTACCGGGCTTGTGTTGCCCCGTAGAGGCGTTAATTTTGGCTTGGCGTTCAACCGCTAACCCAATTAATTGTGCCGCCTTCTTAGGGCGTTCCCTGACGTCTGCTTGAAGTTTATCGAGTTCATGTTTGAACTCTCCCCACCCTTCAAGACCTGTCATTTAGATTTACTCTTTTCCGCTTTAATTTCTTCCACGATCTGAGCAATATTTATTACCCAGTCCAACAATTCCGCAGGTTGTTCATCCACTTGCGTAGGCGTCCAACCAAATTTGTCAGCGCAGATAAAGTAAAAAAGTTGCTGATCGGGATACGTAAATTCTTCCGACCTAGATCCGGTTGATAAAAAGAATTTCAGCCGGTCTAGTTGTCTTTTGGGCTATTCACATCCTCAGTATCATCAAACTTTGGCCATATAACCGCTTGCGCCTTTTGTGCTTCTTCTGCAAGTACGTCATAGTCCGCGATAGACAATTCATCAAGAATAGAAGCCTTAACGCTAGGCAACATGAGTTCAAATGACCATTCTTCAATAAGGATAGCCAAAAGTGTGTCCACAATTTTTAGCCCTACTGATACCGCGTTTTCGTCCGATCCCGCAATCAACATGATCTTCTTGCGCTCGCCCTGCTTTAAAGTGCTGGCGTCCTTCATTGTTACTGTCTCGCCACTAGGCAATTTAATTACTTTACTCATTACTGAACCTTCCGTTCATTTATTTGCCTTCCTACTTTTATTTTAAAGCCCGTAGAGGTGAGAGTAATCGGGAAGGCAGTCGATTTCGCCCACCCCTACGGAGATTAAATTACGCGTATGTGCCGGATGGCTTCGCGTTTTTGACTACAAACTTAATCGGTGAATAACCGTTAGATCCGGCGTCTGTGAGGTTTGCTTGCGCATTTACATCACACTTAATGGTTACGAAATCTTTCGAACGATCAATGCCTGTAACTACGTAAGCACCCTTTGTAAGAGTTGCTTGAAGTTGAACCGCAGTAGCACCTGTTCCGTACGCCCAGTTAAGCACAATCGCTGGCTGAGTGTTAGAAAGGTAGCGAGTTAGTTCTGTGTCATCTTCCATTACAAAATCAAATGAACCTGTGACTGTGATTGGTCCAACGAAAACATTGTAAGGATTCTGAGTCTGACTAATTCCGTAAATAGGTGTCGCAGGGCGCGCAACTGTGAGAGATCCACTAACCGCAGTTGAAACCTGTGATCCACCTACTGAAACAGTTCCCTGCCATACTGGAGTAGGCAAAACTGTTGAAAATGATGGTGTAGGTGTTGAAGCGGTAGTTGATAGCCAACCTGTCGCCTTAGATGTATAAGTCAATAGACCTTCCGCGCTAAATGTAAGCACGAAATCATGGATCTGCTGACCTGCGTATGCGCGAACGTTAGCCGCATAAAAATCTGTGAGCGTATAAGCAAGAGGCTGAGCGTCTGCTCCTACTGTTGATGAATTCTTTAGCGAAATTGTGTGTGTATAAGGAGCGGTGCTACCTGTGGTAGTTACTTCTCCCATAATTCCTGCAAGCGAATATCCAATAGTGTCAGCGAAAACGTCTCCGCCAAAATCAAACATTGAACGAGTTCTGCCCGGAATATACGCGTAAGAATTTACATTCGATCCGCGAAGTCCTTGATCGTAAAGTGGATCGATAACATCGACCGGCTTTAATGATCCTGCTAATACTGGAATAAAGTCGGTTGGCGCGACAGCAGTACCTTTTGTTGTTTCTTTTGCTATGCCAACGTAACTACGTACGGATGCTTGTACGGACATTGATTCACGCTCCTGCGGTTGTGTCTGTTGTTACAGACGGGGTTTCGGGTGCTTCAACTACTTGCTGTGCCGCAGGTGCGGAAGCCTTTGTGTTTTCTGCTGATCCACTAACTACATTATAAGCAGAAAAATCTTTTGGTGCTTCAAAAGTATCTCCGGAAGCGACCTTTACTGAGATAGCCGGAAATTCCCGATCATCTTCTCCAATATATTTAAACGTTGCCATTTCTTCTCCTATGCTTGAATCATTTCTGTTACTAGAAATTGAATCTGAGCGTAAATATCGGTTACGCCCGTCCCGCTATCGGTCGCTGGTTCACCGTAAGATGTTGTAATTGCTGGTTCTGCGCCCTGCCAAACGATATTGCCTGTGGTATCCCCAAAGTTGTGATCCGCGCGTAAGTAATCTTTAATCCCGTCGATCAACGTATCAAAATCGCTCATAGCCAGTTCCGCCGTACGTTGCGACGATTGAAAATAAACCTGCAAGATAATCGAATAATCGACGCGCTTCCATCCGCTATGCGCTCCACCGATCGCAATACGGGATTCATTTTCATTCTGAATAAACACAATAAGCGCGGATCTAGATAAAGATCCCGGCATAGCATTTACTTGAAAATTAATACGCTTTGGAAATGAAGTAAAGATCTGATTTAGACCCTGAATAAAACCGCCCTGTAGGTAACTAGCGATCTGCGCCCTAACCGTCGATCTACTCATTATCTGATTCTTCTATAAGGCTTCAATAGATCCTGCGCCATAGCAATATCCGCGCCCATGTGCTGAGAGTTAGGCATAGAAATTGATGGCGTACTTGTAACATTCATAACCATAGAATTATCGCCACGTACTTTAAGCATAGCGGTTGTAACCAAAATAGTCGCTTCTTTAATTGCTGACGGAAGCGCACTAATTGAGACTCCCGCGCTATGAGAATAAGCAAGGGGCGCAGTAAGCGGGATCGTCGTAGATCCAAATACATAATTGCTGGCTACCGTTACGAATTCTGAACTTAATCCGTCGTAGATCTTAACCGTTAATCCAGCGCGGAAACCAATACCGGTTTTAACCGTAAGGGTAGATTGTCCCGCCGTCGCTGAAACGATTAGATCGTTTTCGTAACCGTTAATATAAGAATATTTTAAATAGCAAACGGATGAGTTGTAATACGGAAATCCAAAAGAAAGTGGTCCCTGAGAAGTTACCGTTGTTGAAAGATTGACGTACGGGAAAACTACAGATTGAGATTCAAGCCAGCAAACGGATGGGTCTGTTGCTTGAATCATATTATTTGGATCTGCTCCGTACCATAAATCAGTTACGGCAATAATCGGCGCATTGTTGGGGTGGAATTTAATTGTGCCATCACGCCCAATTCTGACCCGTTGCTGTTCTGTATCAACGGTTGCGCCTAAGATCTGATTGCAATAAGTATCAACGTAACTACTCGCGCGTTCAATAACGTTTTGTAGTTCAGCGTCTTGCTCATCCGGATCAATAGAGTTAAAAACTAGATTATCAATATCAATAGCGGTAGGTGCGTTTTTGAATTCCTGTAATGTCAAATTAGGTACGGTAAATTTTTGAGATAACGGGGAAATCGCACTAGCCATTTGTTGTTCCGTCCGTTTCTACACGATCGTTAATCACACCGCAACGCCCACACTTTTTAAAAAATGACCCAAATCCACAAGCGGTACACGTATAGCCAATATTTTCAGCATTAGTAACCGCGCCCATCATTGACGCTTCAATAAATCCTTCTCGCTTCATCGCGTCCGCGTGAGATCTATTCTCCACGTTATAAACGCCTTGACGATTAACGTTATAACGATAACCGCCTACATCAGTTTGCTTCACGCCTTTATCCGGCGCAACCATCTTTGGCATTTACTTCTCCTTCCGAATAACGGTGCGGTAACCCGTTATTTGATTACCGCACCGCGTCATTCAGTTAATTAAGCAGAAACGATTCCTGATACTACGCCGTTCCATGCAGGTGCTTGACACATGAAAACGCCTCTGAAGTATGTTGAGAAGTCGTATGAGAACTGGTTAACAGGCCATGAAATTCCCATGTAGTCCTGTACCAAGTAGTTTGACCAAACATCCGAAACCTGAGTATCCGGAATTGGAAGTGTGTATGAAAGTACAGGTGATACACCCTGTGGAAGCCATGGGTGGACAGTAAAGTTCACAGCCTTACCTGTAACTTCATTCTGCAAACCGGTAACGATAGAACCGTATGTGATTCCACCTTCGCCCGGCTGTTCAATGTTAAGACGGTAGTTTGCTGTTGATCCTGACTTAATAGCGTCAGACAACTGGCGACGATCTGAACCGTTGATAAGAATCTCGTCCGGATCAGCCTTTACTGCGTCGTAAAGTTGAGCAAATACTGTCTGATATTCAACACCTGGGTTAGCAGTTGAGAATGTTGCATTTACTTCGTTGATTGATCCTGAGATTGATGGGTTAAGAACTGTTGGAAGAATTCCGTCATAACCTGTTGCGTATGCAGATGTATCGCCTGTGATTGTTGAAGCAAGTACACCAGTTGTGTTAAATGCAACGTTATCACCGAGAGTAGAAGCACCAGCACCGTTTAGGTAACCTGTAAGACCTGTAATACGACCGACATAGTGAGCGTTAGCCGCACCTGTTGATGTACCGACGTAGATCTTTGTAGCAAGCGCACCCGCTACGTTGTTTACCTGAATCTTTACGATCTGACCTGTTGTAATTGCCTGTGACTGTACTGAAGAAAGTACAGACTCACCAAATGCACCAGCGTCTGATGTTGCATAAATGTAATAAGTTGTTCCGTTTGTAAGAGCAACCTGTGAACCTGTTGCTGATACTGCTGAAACTGAAACTGTTGGAGCGGCAAGCGCGCCTGAGAAACCTGTTGCAGTTCCGCGAGCCATAAGCATCATTCTTTCTTCCATCAACATTGTTGCATAAAGTGTTGATGTTGATGACAACTGGCGGAGATCCTGATAACCAAGACCTGAGAAGTTTGCGTCGAAAGATACGCTATCTGATAGTGAGAAAGAGTTGTATGGCAAGATCAAATCGTCAGCAGCATACGAAATCTTTGGTCCACGCTCGTAAGCGATTGATCCAAATGTCGTTGTTGTTGTTTCTGTGATTCCCGGCCATGTGTTGCCAACTCCGCCTGTTCCTGTACCGGTGTAACCAAGCACGCGCTTGATACGGTGAGCAGTACCGACACCCTTCTTACGTGGAATACGGTTACGAAGTGGTGTTGGACGTGGTGTA